AAATCATTCAAAAAAAATAACAAACCCAATAATGATACTAATACAAATCATAATAAAACACTAAAAAAAATAAATAAATGATTATAACTTTATAACTTGTGAAGTATTCACAATTTATAAATTCTAATTTCTAATCTTTCGCTTCAAGAAGAAGTTGAAGTGCTTTAGCATGTTTCTTCGTTTTTTTGTGACTGTTCATGTTAAATAGTTGAACTTCACAGCCACAATCACAAGTAATTTTCGTCTTTGCCTTTTCAAGAATTTCTTCTCTCCTTTTTTGGTAATAATCCTTGTTGTAATTTTTTATCTTGTCTCCTTGCTCCTTGTTGTATTTCTTCTGGTATTCAAGTTTTCTCTCCCTGTTCCTATAGTAGTACCCACTCTTTTCACCGTCTCCCTCAGCCTCATTCTCAACCTCACCTTTGACATCGTCATTGATTTTGATATAGTTGTTTATGTATTCATCCTTATTTTCATTTTCCAATATATTATTTATATTTACGGTTTCGATAACATCGTTCGTTCTATTCAAAAGACACGATATTCTAGATAAATCGATTTTAATTTTTTTTGGCGTTCGCTCAACCAACTTGTTTCCTTCTATAGGCAAAGAAGTTGCGCATGTCACTGTCACACTTGAAGAAGCCATTTTATATTGTTTTGTTTTCATACTTATACATTTATAGCCTTTTTTCGTTTCAATTTTTTGTACCTCTAAAATACCAATCAAATAAAAATATAGTAACATCCCAGCATCCCAGCATCCCGTATAGTAAAATTGTTACAGTTTGGTATAAGACCTGCAACAAAATTTGTCGAGCTTGCCTAAAAACACAGCATTGCTTTCTTTGTGTCTTTGCATTGATTCTGTAGTTAGTGTAACATCAGTAACCAGAATTTTCTTCTTGCCTTGTAACCAGTATGTATAAGGAGGACTTGTTATCGATACCGAATTTAAAGTATTTCGTCGTAGTTTATGTTCCGATGGTCTGTATAATCGCCTTGATTGTATTACTTCAGAAAACCAACCATAATACTGAACATCGGGCTCTTTAACAACAAAACTGTCAGCAATCTGTTGTTGTGTCTCCAATACCCTGTCTAAAAGACTACGAGCGTCTTCGGTTCCATTGCTTGCAACACTTGTCATTGTACGAATACTTGGTTCTATTTTTTGCTTATGTATTAGTTATAGGGAATTAATTAATTTCAATTTTCATTTGAAAATAATTAATAATTAATACTAAAATATATGCGATATTAGCGTTGATGACGCTTTCTCATATTTTTACGCATATAAGTATTTCGACGAGTATGAGACTTCCTCCTCGTATTCCTGCGTCGTCTAGTTCTACCGCCACCACCACCAGACTGTGAAAAAGCAAGCCCTCTTTTTTTACCAAGGTCCATACCCATGCCTTTACCCGCACTATGCTTATTATTTGGGTTGTAATTTGCTAATATAACAACGGGCTTGCTGCCTTTACCTTTTTTATTTAATATCCATTTTTTTAAATCTTCGTAACTCCTATCTCCGTTATAAGATTCAGGATTAGTAAGTTTATTTGGATGAAAGTATAATATTGTAGGAAATCCAGAAACAGAGGGACTTATTCCATGTTTCTTAAACATATCCATATTACTACTTTCAACTGCTCCTAAAATAATTTCATTCTTGTGTTTATCTTTAAGTTCGGTTATTACTTTATTCCAAGCGGGTTTCATAGTATCGCAGTGTCCACATCCGTTCATATAAAATAATATAATACCATGCTTTTTTTTTAATTCCATAACTTCGCTTTCAGTTAGTATTTTAGGTTCATCGCCGCTTTTAAACATTTATGTATATTATATAATTAATCAATATTATTTATTATTTCGTAACATATATTATAATATTTTTTTATAATAAAATAATATATAAATGATGTTAAAAAATGTATTAATCATTCTTTTATTTATAATGGTTACATATTTTGTATTAAATTATACATCGGCAGACTTTAAAGAAGCATTGACAATGCCTGCACTCAACACCAACTGTCCGAATGTGTTAATACAAAAAGGTGCGCTGCTTTATTTGTATAACTCCAAAAAAAAAGAGGTCCCAGGTGTAAATCCTGTTATATTTAACAATTTAGAAGAATATGTAGAATTCGTCGAATTCCAACGCGCATCTGGAACTATATGTCCTGTCTTATATTTACAACACTCTAGTGAAGCCGACGGCACTGAATCTTATAAAATTCGTCCCGGTCCTACAAATCTACAAGGTGGATTAAGCGGTGTGCCTGCTTCCGCCTTCCCTTATTCGCCTCCTCCGAGAAAACAAATAACAAAGTTACTAGATGCGTCTCGTAATGACCCACCATATAATGTAAACTCTTATCCAGGTTATGATAATTCTAACGTCGACCAAGGCGAATTTACTCCCGACATGATGCTCGACTATGTTACAGCGTCAACAGGTCTTAGTCCAGACCCCATGGACCCGAACTGGGGAGGTTCCGATTTCACACAAACACTAGTAGATGGAGGTTACTATAAACCAGACGAAGTATTTTTTTACTAACTGTTTTGTTTATTCGTGCATAAAAACTTTTTAATATTATCTACACAGTTTTTATTAATTTTCCGCGTATTACCTAACTCCGTCTTTATCATAAATGTATTCAAACACGCTGGGTCTTTTTCAAGTTGATATAAGAGATTTTGTATTGTCTTATATTCACTCATAATCTGTGTAGCCGTTTTAGAATTTATACCCGGTATACATGATAACATGATTATATTTATATTTTCCGGAGTTATATATTCATTCTTTTCTTTATGACCTTTAAGCACGCCACAGTACTTTTCACTTTCTTCGGTTTCTGTTGTATCTTGTACAACCGCATGGGTTAGTTGGCTACCGACATCACCACCAGGTGCCGTAAGTTCATAATATGGTTTTCGATTTTTCTCATTGATACGTGTTTTATCATACTTGTCAGCAAAATAAACAATAGTGTCCGCTGTTTCACAAATTGTATTCGTTCTCAGCACCGAAAATCCCTTATAATATAAAAGTGAAAACATACTACTCATAAGAGTTTTTTTCGAAATGTGTGTTCGTTTTTCATTATACCTTTCGATATCTCCTTCAATAATATATATGACATTATGATTATGTACCGGTTCTTTATCTAAACGAAATGATTGTTCACTATATCTACCATCTTTAATACTTGCAGCCAAATCATTTAGCGTCTTTCTTTCAAAAATGATAACTGGTTTTCCGTAATCGTCCTCAAAAACGATATCACCAATATGAAGTTGCTCTATTTTAATTTTATGGAATTTCCTATTTTCTCTCGCATCTGTTACATCTCCAGATAATATATCATTACTCACCTCAACATCCTGAAACATATGGAGCGGAACCAAACACCCATTCTTACTTTTATTTGAAGAATTTCCAGGAGGAGGAGGCGAAGGTGGTTCCGATAAATATGATTCTATTCTTCTTTCAACTAGTGGTATCAAGTCAGTCTCGCGGTTGTCTACTTTTATTACTATGCCTGGACAAGACATATTGCTATATTACTTTCTTGCGTATATATAATATATCGCTTATTTTTTATATTGTTTATTTATATTCTTTAATTATATTGTTTATATATAATAACTATATGTTACAATATGGTATATGGTGTTACCTATATACTACATATAGTTATTAGTAACTCGACTATAGTATAAAATTTAAAAATTACAACATGGGGCCGGCGTGGCGAGGAGCATTATAGTACTGTCTAAATTTAAACAAATAGTTAGCATTTAAAGCTGGAACGGCAATCTGTGACCTTTGAGCAAAAGAAATCATAAATCCTGTTGCTGATGGCTGTGCTCCACCTTTCTTCATTCCACCTCCATTGTTGGTATTGGTATACATACCGTCGGTTGAACCAGTAGCGCTAAACAATACGCGGCGAGCTGTAGCTGAGCGTCCATTTCTACTTCTTTGTCCATTTCTTTCAGGCATTTGTTCTTAATCTATATAATCTTATAATATTAAATTTAAAAGATTATATAATATGAAAAATTATATTAAACAAATAATTCCGAAATTTAAATATTTCGCTGATAACCATTACCAAACAGATTTTTGATACCAGGAGAGTACTGCATTCTGCCAACACCACCAGCACCCTTGTTGTAAGTAATCAAACCCTTGGCCTTCAAATAAGCAAAACCGTCTTTGCAACCAGGAGGAATACAAAAGTTGCAATAACTAGTCTCCCTCTGATAAACGCCTACAATGCTAGAAGGAACACCGATAGTGGGGGGCATGCCAGCCATGCTTCCAAAGATGCAACCCTTGTTAGTGAGAGAACTTATCGCCGAAACCCTTTTAGGACCACTTAAAACCATTTTGTTTTTATAATATAATAATATATTATTTTATTTATTTCTAAATTATTATTAATAATTAATTATTTAAGATAATAACAAATATAATGAATGTTTTACATTATACAATAATACAATAATAATGATGACTATAAATTCAGTGGCGCATCATTCGATGTGTATTTCATTACCATCATAATGGGTTTATTATTTGCTGTTAAGTTCTTTAATTCGCTACATTAGCTGACATTAGTTGCTGTGACATTTATACTACCTGAGAATGCTGCATACGTCACATTATTGAATGTAGTTTGTGGTATGGTAAAGTACAGTGCTTGAGTACCACCAGGATAAGAACCAGAACCAGTTATACTAACAGTTCCTCCACTTGAAGTCATATTCATATTCGCGTTGTTAGACATACTCCATTGCACATTGTTAGCATTACTATTTGTTTTTAAGGTCATAGTTAAATATCCGGGGTTGAGACCCATCTGCGGGTCATACGTAAACGATACACCAACTCCATTTGTATATTGGACGTATGAAGTCGTATTACCATTATTATAAAGAACATCATAAACTACTGTTGGTGGAGTAACTAAAAGAGGAGTAATCACATTACTTATTGCATTCACCGAACCTGCGCTATTTGTACCCGTTACACGACATGTAATCTGTTGCCCGACATCCGCTACCTGTGTTACATAAGTAATAATAGTTGCACCTCCTATTACCGCACCATTTCTAAGCCACTGGTATGTAAATGTAGGTACAGGAAAACCAGTCCATGTTCCGTTAGTTGTTGTAAGTGTAGACAACACAAGTGGATTACCGGATATTACGGGTGCGACGGTATTCGAAGGTAAAGAAGGCTGTGGTGCTTGATACACACAATTACAAATAGCTCCACCAACATTTGGACCTAAACCTGAACCATTTTCATTCGGACGATACCTCATCGTTGAAGAATACCCCGGTCCCGAACCTCCTGGACACCCCGCCCATTTTCCATATGCATTCAGTGTTTGATTCGCTACCGTAAAACATTGATTATGATTATTTGACCCAACTGACGCCACTATTTGCATTGACATCTTTATTCTACATGGAAACTTCGATACCAACAACGGATTATAAATATTCTTCTTCAATGGTTTCTCAGGACAACAAAGATGTTTTAAACGATTCGGTTTTTGTATAAAATTAAAGTCGGACATATTATCGTACTTATATATTTACACTTTTATTTTTACGATTTATAACATTTATAACATTTATAAAATTGATATAAAATAAACATAATATAATATATAACAAAACCATTCCAACACAACAAACAAACAAACCAACTTGTATAACAAGTTAGAAATCAAATCAACACAAATGTCCACCCCTGTTGTCGAACATATCGAAGCGTCTAAACCAAAAGTTCCTAAAGCGAAAAAAACTATTAATATTCCAAAAATCGATACAGCAGCACTTGTTAGTGGAGGGGCGACGCTGACACCAGCACCCACCCAAGAACTTGCTAAATATCAGAAAATGACCGACAAGGAACATATCCTCAAAAAACCGGATACATATGTCGGCTCCATTGAAATGACAGAAGCCGAAACATTTGTCTACGATTCTGCTACATCTTCCATCGTACAGCGCGCTATTCATTATATTCCAGGTCTCTACAAACTCTTCGATGAAGGTGCAGTAAATAGTCGTGACCATTTTGTTCGCCAAGAGCAAGCAATTCGCGATGCTAAACCCAATGCTCTACCTGTAACATGTATCGAATTCGAAATAAGCGAAGATGGAACTATTTCAATCACAAATGACGGAAACGGTATCGATGTAGCGCAACATCCTGAGCACAAATTATGGATTCCCGAAATGATTTTCGGCCACCTGCGCACATCTACAAACTACGACGAACACAAGAAAGAAAAAATCGTTGGCGGGAAAAATGGTTTCGGATTCAAGCTCGTTCTCATCTGGTCTTCATGGGGTCGTGTAGAAACTGTCGACCATGTTCGTGGACTAAAATATATCCAAGAATTCAAAAATAATCTTGACGAGATTTGCCCGCCAAAAATTACGAAATGTACGACAACGAAGCCATATACGAAGGTGTCGTTTCGCCCCGATTATGCGCGATTCGGTATTGAGGGATTGACACCAGATATGCGTTCACTTTTCGAGAAACGTATTTACGATATCGCCGCAATTACTGACAAGTCTGTCAAGGTCAAATACAACGGTACTCTTATCCCGGTGAAACATTTCCAACAATATATCGACCTCTATATTGGTGCAAAGGGCGAGACGAAACGTATCTATGAGGCACCTGATCCAAGGTGGGAGTATGTTGTATCTCTTGCACCGAATGGCGAGTTTCAACATGTGTCATTTGTGAATGGAATCTACACACAAAAAGGCGGCAAACATGTCGAGTATATTATGAACCAGATTGTTCGCAAGTTGACCGAGTATATCAAAACCAAGAAAAAGGTGGACGTGAAGCCGACGACAATCAAGGAACAGCTTGCGATATTCTTGCGTTGTGATATTGACAATCCGTCTTTCTCAAGCCAGAGCAAGGATGAGATGGGAACAGCGGTTGCGTCATTCGGGTCGACATGTAAAGTGAGCGACGAGTTTGTCGAAAAGTTGGCCAAGATGGGTGTAATGGATGCAGCGTGTGCTCTGACAGAGGTGAAGGAAAACAAGGCAGCGAAAAAGACGGACGGAACAAAGACGCGAACGATTCGCGGTATTCCGAAACTAATCGACGCAAACTTTGCAGGTACAGAGAAGTCGGCACAGTGCACGATTATATTTTGCGAAGGTGATTCAGCAAAGGCGGGAATTGTTTCGGGTCTTAGTCGTGAAGACCGCAACTTGATTGGTGTGTATCCGATGAAAGGCAAGATGATGAATACACGCGGAGAAGCGGTGAAGAAAGTCGCAGAAAATCACGAAATCACGGAAATCAAGCAAATTCTTGGACTGGAAGTCGGGCGCAAATATACACCCGACGATGTGAAGTATCGCTTGCGTTATGGTAAAGTCTTATTCATGACGGACCAGGATTTGGATGGTTCGCATATTAAAGGGCTGGGAATCAACTTGTTTCAGAATGAATGGGCTTCGCTTACAGAGATTCCGGGATTTATTGGGTTTATGAATACACCGATTTTGAAGGCTAAAAAGGGAACACAAGAAAAAGTATTCTATAATGAAGGCGAGTATCGTGCATGGAAAGAGGCGACCGAATCAACGGGAGGAGGGGGAGCGGTGGGTGTATCGACAGCGACACACGCACAACCATCAGGGTGGACTACAAAATATTATAAAGGTTTGGGAACAAGTACGGGCAAGGAATTCAAGGAGTATTTTGAACATAAGAAAATCGTGGATTTTACACATAGCGGCGAAGCGTGTGACAATGCGATTGACATGGTGTTCAATAAGAAACGTGCAGATGATCGCAAGACGTGGCTGGCGACATATTCTCGTGACAGATACTTGGATACACTTCAACCTAGTGTGACATATGAGAAATTCATTAACGACGAGATGATACACTTTTCGAAATATGATTGCGATCGTTCAATCCCGAATTTGATGGATGGTTTGAAAATCTCTTTGCGAAAGATTCTGTTTTCGGCATTCAAGAAAAACCTCAAGACTGAAATCAAAGTCGCGCAATTTAGTGGATATGTTTCGGAACACTCGGGGTACCATCATGGCGAGGCAAGTTTGAATGCGGCGATTGTCGGAATGGCGCAGAACTTTGTAGGCAGTAACAATATCAACTTGTTTGAACCCAATGGCCAGATGGGGAGTCGTTTGAAAGGAGGAAAAGATTCTGCTAGCGAAAGGTATATCTTTACGCAACTCAATAAGCTAACACGACTTATTTATCGACCCGAAGATGATAATACACTTACATATTTGGACGATGATGGACAAAGCGTTGAGCCGATTTATTATGTGCCGATTATTCCTATGGTCTTGGTAAATGGAACAAAAGGAATTGGAACAGGTTTCAGTACTGATATTATGTGTTATAATCCGGCGCAAATTATCGCGTATATTAAACATAAACTTGTGGGGGCATCGACATCGGCAACACCACCACCAACACCAACAATCGAACCGTTTTATAAGAACTTCAAGGGAACCATTCGGCGTGTAGGTGATACCAAGTATTTATTGAAGGGATGTTATACGATTCTAGATGAGAAGAAAATCCGTATTACGGAACTGCCGATAGGGATATGGACAGATGATTATAAGAATTTCTTGGAGAATCTTATTGAGCCACATGCTGCTGTGGCTGGCGACAAGGGCAAGGATAAAGACAAGGACAAGGATGGCTCAGCAAGCAGTGCACCAATCGTGAAAGATTATAATGATATGAGCACAGATACACATGTGGATATCACAGTTACAATGGCTGCGAATATTATCAAGACGTATAGTGAAAAAGCGACGGAGTTTGAATGTAATATGTTGGAGAAAGTGCTCGGATTATACACAACGCAATCTACGACAAATATGAATCTGTTTGATGCGAAAGAGAAACTTATCAAATATAGTAACGCAGAAGAAATCGTGGACTCGTATAGCGTAACACGTTTGGAATTTTATGGGAAACGTAAGGATGCTCTTATTGCGGCACTTCGAAAGGAGTTAATGGTCTTGAGTAATCGTGCGAGATATATTACCGAATTATTGGAAGACAAGATTGACCTTCGTCGCAAAACGAATAAACAACTTGTGGAGTTATTGAAAGAGCGTAAATATGATTCGATGGATGCAAAGGATGCAAAGGATGCCGGCAGTGATGAAAATGGAGGAGATGATACATCAAGTCAAGGACAACAAGGATACAAGTATTTGCTAAAATTGCCGATGGATAGTGTGTCCGAAGAAAATGTCAAGAAACTGCTAAATGAAAAGGAAAAGAAGGAAAAAGAGTTGAGCGAGTTGAGTTCAAAAACGGTGGAACAAATGTGGATGAAAGATTTAGAAGAATTGGAAGTTGAATATAACAAATTTGTTGAAGCGACAACGTACCCGTATTCGGCTACAAGTGAAAGCATGGTGAAGGCTGGTGGTGGTGGTGGTGGAAAGGCTAAAAAAGTTAAATCTAAATGAAACAATGAAAGTAAAAGTTAAGGAGTAAAACTTGTTGCTATATAGTAACAAAAAGTTATACGCTATGGTAGGTCAATGTAGATTTGATAATATAATATAATATTTTTATTTACGTGAAACTTTGTCTATTTATCTATCTGGTATTTAAAACCAAGGCTTCATTTCGAGAGTCTTACCTTTAACGTTGTCGTATGCAGGCCATGTCATCACAGTGTACATATTACTAGCATCTCGTTTATATTTCAAGTATGCGCTAACCTCGTTCATTAGTTTAGGAACACAGTGATTTACAACATGCTGATTTAATGTCGTAACTTGTTCCCTAATATTAGTCGGCAAGTTAACGGCACTTTCGAGGTATAAAGCACGCATAATAATTTTTAATTCGTCGTTATCTTGTTGAGAGATGGTATATTCGCCATTGGATAGGCGGTATACTTCAGCACGAAGAGAATTCTGGATAATCTGGATATTATCTTTACTGAAAAAAACGTTACTTACATCATTGTCCATCCAGTTGCCGGTTAAGGCATCTCTAAATGTAGTAATCTGATTTACGGGTATTTTATCCCACATGGCGAATCTTACATCGGGAGGAGGACCTTCGATATCGATACGACCATTAGATACTGTTTTAGTAGATATATTTTGGATGGTTTGAGAATCTCGAGGCATACATGTTGAATTTGTGTTTCTATTTCCTGAAAACATTTTAGAAGATTTGATTTGTGTATATTATAATAACTAAATATAAAAATATCTAATATTTAGTATTTAATATTTAGTTACATAAATAAATAATTAATTGCATAAATAATTAATTGCATAAATAATTAATTATATTTACATTATATATATTTACTTAAAACAATAAATTTAAATTATGTCATTTAATAGCGTTACGTTAACTATTGCTGGTATTATATTTGTTGTTTTATTAGCAACTACAGCATATTTTATTTATCAAGACCAGAAAAGTAAATTTACACTAGTTCAGGCGACATGTCCTGATTATTGGATATTAAAAAAATATGAGGATGGAGCCAATAAGGGAAAAAATTATTGTGAACCGAGTAGTAAGAATATGGGAACATGTAGCTCAGTTCCTGGAGCAATAAATCTTGCACCGAAATATAATGTATTAAATGACAGCAATGAATGCACTAATTATAAAAATAAGATGACGTGGGTTAATAACTTCTGTGGTAAGAAAATACTATGGGATGGAGTTACAAATAACGCCGAACTTAAAAATAAATGTAAATAATAAAGTAATAAATAGTTTTAGATTTTGTAATAAATATATAATAATAATATAAGTATTGTTACTTTATTATTATTGAGATTTATATAGGATGGCAGCAAATCATGCGGATCCTATTGGAATAACTCCTGATAGATTTTATACAATGTATGGAATTCAGTGTGTAACGCTCGGAACTCTTAATCGTCCAACTGAACAGGGTATTCAAGGTATAATCGAAGTACTTTATCGTCGATTTTTTCTTGCTGACACAAGTCACGATATAATTCAAACTCAAAATTCAAGATTTATAGGTATTAATGCAAATTATCGTCGATGTATTAATAAGTTATTTCCAACAGACCTACCTAATGATCCAGAAAATGTTGAAAAAAGCGAGTTTAAAGCATATGTTACTGGCGAATGTGAACGTGTTATTACTGCTGCTTCTACCGGTGGTATATTATCGATGCAACAACAAATGGCCCCAATTAATGTTCCTAGATTTATGGTTATTGGGCAAATGCGAGTATTGTTTCCAGAAGGTGGACAACAAGCATTAGTGAATATACAATCACAACATGTGGATAATTTTCTCTGTACAGAACATCATATTGGTTTCGAATTAAATGTTTTAGTAACACCAGGGAGGTTATTTGATATGGCTTGTAGAAGTCCTGTTAATTCTGTATTAGCAAAATTATTAGAATGGTGGCGTATAGCAGGAGGTATAGGTACTGATGGTAGACCGAAACCATTTGCTATTAATTTAGTAGAGCGTGGTATAACTACAATAGCCAATTCATATGTATTTATTGGTATTGAAACTACCCCAGTTGATGCGGAACGTAATGCCGAAAATACACTATTGGTTTTTGTAATACAGTTAGGCCAAGTAAGAAAAACTATAAAATTTAAATTAACAGATATAGACCAAAATAATCCAGCGGTACCTACTGCCGATGGAACTCACTTATTAGTTAGTTACGGTAAGGGGTTGGCTAGATGTTTTTTTTATGAAATATATGGTTTGGTAGTAAACGAAGGATTATTACGTGAAACTGGTTGTTTACTAAAAAAACCAACAACAACAAAACCAAAAAAAATAAAAATACAAAATCGACCAAACTTTAAAAAAGGTGGTTCAGTTAGTGAATTATTAATGGAAGGAGGTGTAAAAGCTCCACCAAAAGTAAACAAAAAAACAATAGTAACAAAAAGACCAAATATATCGAATGAAAATTTAATTGTTAATGAAAGCGAACTGGTACAGTTATTTAGTGGAGATCATGATGAAATTGGTATGTTTTTAATTTTATCAAAATTTTTAGGAGATTGGTTAATAATGGCAACGACACCATATGATACTTCAGCTGTATCAACAAATGATTCATTATTATGTGCTAATAATATTATAAATTTTAAAAAAACACTATTTTCATATTGTTGTGGAGGCGTATCTTATATGATATATTTTGAACCATCTATTGATAAAATTAGAAATATAAACACAGGTACTTATGCTGCTGCGTATGCGAGGGCTACTGCTGCTGCCGCCGTTCCTACTGCTTTTAAACAGGCTGTTACTATAGCCAGTAGTAATGCTGCTGCTGAAGCTTCTCCTGCTGCTGCTGCTGCTGCTGCTGCTGCTGTTGCTGCTGCTTATGCTAAAACTGTCGCTGATAATGCCGCTGCCGCTGCCGCTGCTGCTGCTGCTGCTCCTTTTGCTCCTTCTGCTGCTGCTCCTTTTGCTCCTCCTGCTCCTTCTGCTAGTGCTGCTAAACTCGCCAAAGCTCCCAAACTTGTTCTTTCTAATACATTATACAAAAAAAAAAAAGTAGTTAGAATTATAGCTTCTTCTCTTAAGAATAGTAGTAACAAACCTGTTCTAATAAGTAACAGACCTTACCGGCTAGCTGCTATAGAAGGTCAGCGAAAAAGACGGGAGATGGCTGCCCTAGGCAGTTCTCAAGTGGGTGGGACATTTCCAACATATGTTGTTGGAGAAGACGACCTAACTAAAACTCCACCTGCCCTTATAGAACCTCAAGTTATAACTGGTAATAAAAAAAAAATAGATTTTTATTGTAAAGGTAAAAAACTCAATATAGATGAAACACTTGGTCAACAAAAAGTATTAAGAGGTGATAAAGTATATATTGTTACTAGTGATACGAGTAAAAGCGATGATAATCACAATAGTATAAATAAAGCTTATTTTTTATTTACTGCTTCATTCAAGGGTATGCTAAAAGAGTTTACTGATAACTTAACTAACGTTTTGAAAAGCACACATATTAAAATAGAATCAGGTGATCCTGTTGGATATAATATAGCCGATGCACCTAGATTCAGAGAACGACTTTCTAAAGTTATGAGATTTTATATAGTAGTATCTTCTATTCCTGATGATGAGTTATTAAAAACATTAATGCAGACAAATATGTATAAAGCATTAGAGCTTATTACCCCCGTATCACCATTTATTCCTATAGAGGGAACAAATGAATTTGTATTTTTATCATGTCCAAATTGGTCTACATCTATTTTTTACGCTGAACAATATTTAGGAAAGTTTCTTAATCCTGAAACCATAAATATAGAAAAATATGTAGGTGAGGATAAAAATTTACACACAGCTTTTATAAAAGAATTAAATTCAAAACTATCTTTGAAAAAAGAAACACCTATACCCATTGTTTCTTCTAGAGAGGAACCACATATAAATAATTTTGAAGATTTTTTAAAAAAAATAGTTCCTGTAGTAGCGCCCTATATTAAAAATCATGTAGCATTTTATGAAGAGTTTGGTGTTAGTGTAGCACATATGCGTGAACTACTTGGAATTGAAATTACTATAGTAAATGATGAACCCAGTAGTATTACTCCTCCCATTTCCCCTTATGTTTCTCCTCCTCCTGTTTCTCCTCCACATTCAAGTGTTGGTAATAGTTCTACAGAAGAACAACAACAAGAAGAACAAGAAGAACAACAACAAGAAGAACAAGAAGAACAAGAAGAACAAGAAGAAGAAGGGTGGGAAAAGATATATGAACATGAAGAAAAATCATTAAAAATTAAAAAAATTTGTAATAGAATACCTCAAATTTTATCAACTCTAATAGCCTGTGGTATATTAAGAGAAACACTAGAATTAGAGGTGTTAAAAGCACTAATAGTTGATAGTCAAGAAGACCCTTATTTAATAAAAAGTATTTACCAGTTATTAAAAAAGACAATTAATTATTATGGAACATTTATTTGCGCACCCGATATAATGGTATCATTTGTTGAAGGTATAGATTTTCAAAGTAATACTTTATTATTTTTTGGTGACTACTTACAACTTTATGAGTATATTAATATTTATGGTGAAACTAAAACTGAATTAGTTGGTAATAGTACTTATAATAATATTGAAACATATTTACCTTTACAAGAGATTTATTATATTACTCAACAAGTGTTAAAACTACCCGATATAGAGTCTATAACAGATGAACAAGATTTAGATAAACGTCCGATTGATGAACTAATACAAAAATCTGTTAATCAAGTTATGCAACAATTAGAACAACCGCAATCAGAACAACAACCAGAACAACAGTTCAATCCACTTAAATTACAACATGTCGTTCCTGAAGGTAAGGCGGTTACAGTAAGAACAGGCGGAAAAAATAACCCAAAATCCAAGCATAACGCAAAGTGTCGTAAAAAATATAAAAAGTTTGTAAGCAAGTACATCATAAAAAAAAAGAAAAATAAAAACAAATCTACCCATAGTACTAATACCATGAATAAAACCAAGAAAAATAAAAAAATAGCAAAAAACAAATCCAAGTACGCCAAGAAAACATTAAAGAATAAAAAGCGTAAATCAAAATCAAAATCTAGTAACCGTAAATCGAAACACAATAAGAAAGTAAATACCAATTACTATAACCTCTACAAGCACAATAAAACATTAAAACATTAACCCCATGATTTAATCCCACGATTTAACCCCGATTTAACCAACGAATTAAAATCTTATTTATTATATATATTTATAATAAACAAGGACTCAAAAATCTAAAAAAATAACATGGATGCATCTTTATCAAACGCAAATATAAATGTAAACCTAAGTTTTAGAAAAATAGCGGTACTAACAGCTGTAGTAGTTTTTTTAACATTAATACCCGTTTTTGTCATTATTATAATCCGTGCAAACAATAAAAAACAAATATGGGCTCCTATGGTAAGCGAATGCCCCGACTATTGGAAACTATCTAAGAGCGAAGATGGTCACATTAGATGTAAACCCGATAAAAAGAATGCCGATTATGCAAGTCCATACGGCTTTTTCACTTATCAGTTTCCTACAAAAATGAATAAATACGAGTACGCCGTTCAAAATAAAATTACATGGGATGGAATCACAAACGACCAGACACTAATAAACAACTACAAGGAAGAAGCTCCCAAGTCTATTTTCTGGTTACTAGGTAAAATGTTTACTGTTCAAAATACGTAATAGAGTTATTCGTATAATTATTCGTATAGTTATTCATAGAATTAATCCCGACATAAAAAAATAAAAATAAAATACATTCATAAATCGACATAGAAACAATTATAATATTTTAATAAAGAAAGATACAATAGTTATTATATTATATAACATAAAATAAGCATGAATAATTTAAATATCAATTCTATTCTTGGAAGAGACCAAACATATAAAAAGATAAAAATAATTCTTGATGGTTTCCAGGATAATAAAAGCGACATAACATTAAAAAGAGGAATATATATATACGGTAATCCCGGCTCAGGTAAAACAGAATTTATTGTAAATCTTCTCCGTGAACAAAACTACGATATTATTAAATATGATGCAGGCGATATTCGTAATAAATCCATTATTGACACGATTACAAAGCACAATATGTCTGATAAAAATATAATGTCAATGTTCGAGAAAAAGGTCAAGAAAATTGTGATAGTCATGGACGAAATTGATGCAATGAATAACGGCGATAAAAGCGGAATAAATTCTCTAATAAAATTAATACGCCCTAAGAAAACGAAGAAACAGAAGGTAGAAGAGGTTTCATTTAATCCGATTATATGTATTGGAAATTACCAAATCAACAAAAAGATAAAGGAGCTGATGAAGGTGTGTCATACATTCGAGTTAAAAACGCCATCAAATGAGCAAATATCGTCTCTTTTATTGTCGATGAATTTGAAGTTCGACAAAGTATTAAATGATAATATTATATCATTTATTCAGGGCGATTTGCGAAAACTAGTGTCGATATATCAAATGGCGGGTAAAGAAAATAATATTCTACAGAATGATATTATAGAGACGATATTTCAGCCGAAGAGTTATAACGATGACAGCAAAAAGTTGACTCAGCATTTAATAAACAATAACTACCCGATTGAGCAGCATAAGGTATTGATGAATGAGACGGATAGAACGACGGTTGCACTTTTATGGCATGAAAATATAATCGACGTTTTGGCGAAGTATAAAAAGGATGTTTCTATTCCTTTTTACCAGACGGTGTTGGACAATATATGTTTTGCTGACTATATTGACCGAATAACATTTCAGAATCAGGCTTGGCAGTTTAATGAGATGAGTTCTCTTATTAAGACGTTTTATAATAATAAGCTTTACCATGAACAGTTTACGAAAAAACCAAAATTTAATCCTGTAGAAGTTCGGTTTACAAAAGTATTGACAAAATATAGTACGGAATATAATAATTCACTTTTTATTAAGACGCTTTGTCAACAGTTGTCGATGGACCAGAAAGATATGTTTTCCTTTTTTATGCATATTAAAACCCAGTATAATGAAGACGAGATATATAATATGCTTGAAAATTACGAAATCACCAAGTTAGATATTAATCGAATATATAGATATTTAGATAAATATACACAAAAAACACTCGAAGTTACAAATGATGATGATAAAGTAGTTGACAGCGACGATGATATGATTTAATGGTATTAGTATAATATTATTTTATATATATAAATAATATAATATTAATTTATATATATATATTCATGTCACAATTATTTTTTGGTTCATACAACTCATACTTGAATTCTAAAAATTGTTGTAAAGACCTTCTTACAGGACCAACAGGTCCTACGGGACCATCACCATCAAAAACATTTATTATCGACAATCCACAAAATAAAGAAAAATATTTAGTACATGCTTGTTTAGAAGGTCCTGAAGTAGGTGTTTACTATCGTGGAAAATCGCAAGTCACAAATGATACATCCGTTACAGTAAACTTGCCCGACTATATTCCAGGATGGGCATACGATTTTACTATTACCGTAACTGGTATATATGATGGAAAACTTAAACTATATAATGCATCTGAAGTTGACGAAAGTGGCGCATTTACGGTATATGGTGAAAATGGTAAGTTTAATTGGATAGCTATCGGTAAGCGCGGTGACATAAATGCTGAACCATATAAAAATGAAATAGTTATTAAAGGTGATGGACCTTACAAATGGGTTGAGTAATTATACCAAAATATAACACTATG